TTGTTCCCATTTTTATACCTCCTCATAAGTATTTATTATGGTTTTCAATTTAAACGGCAAAGAAAGTTATTTGGTGGCCTATCTTACTCTTTTGTTTTCAAAAGTCGTCCAACTCATTACAACTTTCTTTACCTTTTATAATCATACTCTTATTAATCTATTTGTCAACAATTTGTATCCACTTAATATTATAAAGATTATTTATATGGCTAGATGTTAGAGATTAATCGCATTTCTTCTCTCTCTCGTTCTCTCTTCCAAAAAAAATCATGCACACAGTTTTGATCCAGGCGGTTGGGTTGATCGGGTCGGGTCGGGATTGTCGGGATTATATTTCGGGTCGGGTCGGGAAATGTCTATAACACAATATACCACAATAAACACAGAGGCAGGGAATAAATATCTGGTATCTTGCTGGGGGGTGGTCGTCAAGCTCTATATATCTCTATTAAAAATTAATTAAAAATAAATTAAAATAAGTATTGACAACTACGATTAAACAATATATATTCGTATTTCATATTAAATATAAATAGGAGATGAGATATGAAACAAATTAGAAAATTTGAACAAGAAGCCATAGTCAATCAGATTATGGAAGGTGTTGAGGAAAGACTTGATACCAAAATAGAGAAAGCGAAGAAGTCTAAAGACTACAAAGCTGTTGAGAAACTTGCTGAAGTGGTTGTTAAGCTACAGAAAGAGATTGATGTAGCTAAAGAGAAGAAATCTGTTGCTTTACAGCGTGTTAATGAAGCTATTAAAAACTATAACGAATTTAACACTAATGAAAATATTAGCTTGTGTAATATGAATGACTACAGTCAAAAGACTTTAAGTTTTTCTAAAAACGATTGGCAAATAAAACATACAGTAGCTGATAAACTTGCTGTTGCATTAATAGAGCCAAATGCACAAGATAGAGTTAAAGAAATCATAGTTGCTATTGCAAGTGAGGTTTCTTAATGTGCGTTCAAAGATGTCCCAAGTGCAACGAAGCAGATATACATTATCTCGGAGATAACTGCACGGGAGAGATTGAAGATTGGCATTGTCCAAACTGCGATACACATTACGAAGTTGATGTGGATATACACAGACACTTTGAAACTATGCGTGAGGTGGTTGTATGAGTGCTGAAACATGGATTACAAATTGCGAAGAATGTGATACACCAATAGATAGACTAAACCAAGATAAAGGTATTTATTTTGTTGATGGTGGTCAATCGGTATGTTCAGAAAAATGTGTAAAAAAAGTATTAGGAGAAGAAACTTACAAACAAGCACAAGAAGAATGGGAACATAACGGTGATAGCGATTTGTATTATTGGACTTACTACGAAGAAAAAGAAACTTAAAAACAAAAACTCTCCTAATGAGTTGAGCCCGTTAATTCGGGCTCTTTTATTTCGGGCTTTCGGGATTTCGGGTTTGTTGCCAAGCAAAGCTAAACACACAAGAAAGTAAACACAGTAAATTTAGATCCAACCAGAGGCTCTTTGACGCTGGCGAAATAAAATAAATAAACTGTTGACAATTTGTATCCAATATGATTTAATAGTATTTGATGTGTTCGTGGAGTGTTGAGGTAAATTTGCTCTTACTAACTTGACCGGACATAAATCCTGTATAAACCTGTGTAAGCTTTATATATAGGTAGTTGAGAACGCCAAGAGCCAACACATCATCAAGCCCGTTCATTTTTTACTAATAAAATTTTTAATGGTCGGGCTTTTTTAATGGTCGGGAGTCGGGATTTAGTATTTTTTGGCAAGGCAGTAAACACACAGTAATTTAACTAATTATATATTTGCCAGGAGCTCTTTGAGGCCAACACGCTCCCAGAGGACTAAATAAATGGGTTTAAATTAATTTAAAAAAAGTGTTGACAATTTGTAACTAGTTGTTATAATAGTTATTCATTTAATTTATTAGGAGAAGAAAATGAAAACATATAAAGAAATAATTGAAGAACTTGACGCAATTTCTGAAGACGAAAGTAAAACGCAAGAAGAAAGAGATGAAGCGAGAGAACAACGCAATAAGATAATCGCAGAGTTGACATTAAGAGCCTACGGTTAAAATAAAAGTTAAGCCCGATGAGAGTCGGGCTTTTTCATTCGGGTCGGGAGTTTCGTTTACTTGTTGAGGGCAGGGCAGTAAACACACAATAACTTAATAAGATCCAGGAGATCTGACCGAATGGTCTGCGGGGGGGGTCTACCAGATCCCAGACTACAAAAAAAAGTTGTTGACAAAATGTATCCACTATGAAACAATGAGCTTTTACATAAGGAGAGTAAAATGGAATATAAAACAGAGAAAGAAAGAGCAGAAGCATTTTTAAAAGATTGGTTTCCCAAAGGGAGCACGGCACATACAACAGTTGTCCATGTTGCACAATCTGGTATGAGTAGACATATAAAAGTATTTGCTATCTCGGGAGAACGAATACAGAATATAAGCTACCATGTTTCTAAATTATTAGACTGGCGTTTCACAAAGAAAGACGCTGTTTTCGTTGGTGGTTGTGGGATGGACATGGGTTTCCACTTAATTTACACACTGTCAAGTAAATTATATGGTGATGGCTACGCGATAAAGCAGTCATGGGTATAATGGATCTATTCACAATATCAGTCGTTATGCTGGTGGTAGTGTTCCTAATGTCAGATCGGGCATGAGTAAAAGTTTTATGACTGATCTAACAGCTACCACTGGCATATTCAAAACACAAAGTTTCGGGTATGTCGGGTATTGCCATAGAGGAATAGCTCGGGTCTGGTCAAAATCATTAACACAATCTATTAATGAGGCCAGAGCTTTTATCCAGGACAACCCAAGATACCTAACCAGGCAAGGTTTATTTATTTATGAACTAATAAAAGGCAAAGAAAAAAAGTTTATAAAAAAAGTAAATAAATCTACAAAATGTAACTAATTAGTGTATAATTAACTTATCTTTAAAACAAAACTATTAGGAGGTTTATATGAAGATACAATTAAGACTAACAATAGAAGGTCAATTAATTGGCGGTGGTTGGGAAGATAATTGCCAATCGCTAATTGTTAACGGTGTTGAAATTATCAGACAAGGGCAACCTAATCTGGAACTCGCACAGCTTGAAGAACAACAAGAGAATGTTGTGCCGTTGGAGTTAAACTAATGTCTTATGTAGTATTAGCACATCTACAAGATAAAGATTATTCGTTTATTTGTGATAGATGTAATTCGCCAATTTACGAAAATGAGGAAATGCAAATTAAACATTATCCTTATAAAAAATTCGGCAGAGATGATATGGAAAAGGTTGAAACAAGACATTACTGCTGGAGATGTAAAGATGGTAAATCCAGTTAAAGAACAAGAAACAATAAAAATTAATTATGTAGTATTACATAAATATTTAATTAACTATTTAGAAATGATGTCAGATCAAGTTATAGAAGATTGTAAAAAATTTGATGCTTATAACCAAAATAATATTACAGGTATGGCTTGTGGTTTTGAACTGTTAATACAAATGTTAGATGATGATTTTACAGAGAATGTAATTAAAGATTCTTTGACACAACAAAAAAAATAACAATTAATCGGAGAATTAAGGGAGTTTAAAACTCCCTTTTTTTATGGGCGGAGTCCCACCAGGACACAAAAACTGATCGGTCATCGGTAATTTTTGATGGGGGGGGCACAAAAAGTGCAGGGCAAGAGTATACACACACAAGGTCAATAACAAACACAAACAAAACATATATTTAACACAATGCTGGTAATTTTTATATTTTTTCTGATACAATCAGATTTTAACTACGAGGTACCACATGGACGAAGATATGATGGGTATGCAGGTTGATCCAGTAATGACACCTGAACAACCAATGATGCAAGGGACTCCTGCCCCCCAAGAATCTCCTGGTCAATTGCAATCTGAATTAGATCAAATATCAGAATCTGACCGAGAAGAGGCTAAACAAGCCCTCATGCAAATTATAAAAATTCTACAACAAATGGTATCTCAAGGTGCTTCTGAAGAAGAAATCCAAGCTTTTCTACAACAAGTAGGCATAACTATGGAAGAACTACAGATGGCCAGGGAGATGTTTGGAATATAATGCCAGCACCAATACCACCATTAATAGCAGCAGCTAGTAGACTTCCAAGAGTTGCTAATTTAGCTAAAAAAGTTTTAGGTACCAATAGAACTGGTAGAACTGGTGAAGCCATTGTTCATCAGCGAAATCGACAGCTTATAAATGATGAACTAATAAACAGAGGTATTCACCGAGGAATAAGAACTCCACTTAACGAATTGGACAGAAAGCTACCTGGTGGCTTTGAAAAATTTTCAAAAACAGTTCTAGCCAAACCTCGAATACAGTCTGATCCAGGTATTGCAGCTGCAGCTAGAGCTGTAGCCAGATCAGATGCAGTAGGCAGAGGTGCTGGTGCAACAATACTAGGTGGTGGTGCTTTTGCACTAAGCCAAACAGATCCTAATGATTTAGGTAGAGAAATGGCAAGAATGGATATGACTTTGCAAGAAGGTTTTGACACAGTGCGTCAAAAAGCTAGTGATTTAGCACAAATACCACAAGCTTACTTTATGCAAGTAGAACAAGCTTATAAAGATGAAAGACAAAGACAACAAGAAATGCAAAACATACAAGAGTTTGGTAATCCAATGGGAGAACCTGTTGAAATGCCACCTGCTATAGAAGAACAAGCAATAAATCCTGTTTCAATGGCTGGAGGCGGTCCTGCTATGTCCGACAATGAACCTAGATTTGAAGATAGATCTCCAGAAAACCAAATATTCTCTATTGATACTGCTATTGGTAACCTTATGACTGAGTACGACATGGTAGTTCGTAACAAAGAATTTGAAAGAGCTCAGATGATTGCTGACCAAATTGACCAGTTACAACAGCAAAAGATTGGTATTCAGGCTCAAAATGATCCACAACAAGACGACATATCTAGAATACTAGACTCTATATCCCAGTAGCCAAGCATGGCTGCAAGAAAGGAAATACTTTCAGATCTAAACAGCAAAATAGCTGATGGTAATATCCGTGAAGCCTACCGTACTTTTGAAGAATTACCCGTTGTAGACCAAATAGCTGTAAGTTTATCTCCTGGCGTTGGTGATGCTTTAGCAGCTTATGAAGTGGGTGAGTTTGGCCGTAGAGCAAAAACCAACATACAAGACCAAGATAGACTAGGTGCAGCAGGCAATATAGCCTTATCTGCACTATCAGGTATTAGCTTAATACCATTATTTCGATTCCTTAGAGGTGCTAGAGGTGTAACAAAGTCTGCTACAAAAGCAGTAGACGCTCCAAAAAAACTCAAACCCCCTGTTGAAGAGCCGTTACCGCCTGCACCTTCTAAGGACGTTTTACCCGAAGTAGAGCCATTTGTTCCAAAACCTATTGCTGAACTAGGGTATCAAACTGGGCCTGACCAACCTGTTATGCAGTCTAAAGTTAGAAAATTGCTTAATGAGCACAAAGTAGGTACAACGTCTTTAAACAAAGACTTACAAACTGCCACACCAGAAAAATGGGTCGAAGTATTACAAAAAAATATGCCAATTGATGTTCATGGCGAGCTAAGACTGCTCAATGTATTAGACGAAGCAGGTGATATACATCCTAATCTAATTAAAACTGCAGGTCCTGGCAAGAAAATATCCCGACAAAGTCTTGATAATTACATAGCTAGGCAACAAAGAGATGCTTTAAACATAAGGCGTGTTCCAAACCCACATCAACCAGGCAATCTTGCAGACCCAGGCATGACTTATAATGAAACGCAAAACTTGTATTTTGTAAGAGGTACTCCTTTAGAATCTGGTAGGAAACTTGAAGACAGTCATTATGTAGACACGGCAGAAGACATAGCAGCTAGAAGAGGAAAAGGCAGAGGCGGCCAAAAAATTGATGATCCAAAATACAGTGGTCAAAATGCCTATGTATTTGACGGTGCTGGGTTTAGTGATGGATTTCCTATTGGAAGATTAGGCACTCAGTTTGATGACTTACCTGCTGACACAATAGAAAATATTACAAGTTCATTACGTGAAATAGGTATTGGTCCTAACGAAAAAATAAAAAGCGTAATTAGAACACAATCAGATTTTACCAAACATGGCCCTAATAAGATTCGTAAAGCCAAGGAAACTGCCTTAAATTCTGCTATAGGTACTTTTGATTCTGTTGCAAAAATACCGCGTGTTTACCAAGAAGCCAATGTATCAATCAAAGATGCTATATCTGTAGGCCCAAATGCAACAGTTGCTGGTAGACAAAGAACTGAATTAATTAATAATTTAAAACCAGAGTTTGATGCTGCCCTACGTGCTAATGACGAACAAGCTATGCGTAAAATACTAGGAGATGATTTATACAAGACATTTACTGATACTGAGTTTGGCACAAGAGTGCCTGGTAAATACTTTGCACCTACTGATGAAAGCACATCTCCGTTTATAGATGGACAGAGTGTTGTTTCTTTTGTAGAAGATAGAATAATTAATTCACTTAAACGTAAAGGTACATCAGAATATGTTGAGCTGACTCCAGAAAATTTTTTACAGCAGTTCCCAGTGTTTCCTTATGTATCAAAATTAACTGGAGATACTCGTGCTAAGATTAATAAGGTTATTAAAGAAGTATTTGAACGTACTAAAAACGTTGAACAAATAAAACAAAAAATATTTAATCAAGATCCTTCAGGATACCTAGATCTAAAACAACAAAAAGAAATACAAAAAAAATTAGCTAGGTATACAAAATTACAAAACAAGATTAATGCAGATACTGCTAAAAGTTTTAAAGAAACAGGTTCTACAAAAGTACCAACAAAATCTACAGATGACATAATTGAGCTTACAGATTTACGGGTTGATCTAGATATAGATAAGTTTGAAATTTCACCAAAAGATATAGAACGTATTACAGGTAAATCTTTTACAGAATCTTTGCCAAAAAGTTTAGATGAAATATATTATGAAATAGACCCAGCTACAGGCAGGCAAAAATATTTTGATGCTGGCCCTAATCCTGCAGATAGAGCTAAAGCTTACCTAGATGATGTTTCTGACCCTAACAGTATGTTTATGAATTTAGCTAATGGTGTAACAATAATTAAAAAAGCAGTTAATCCTAAAATAACAAAAAAAGGTTTTACGCCTGATCCATATGTGCAAATTAGAGGCGATAAAGTATCAGAGCGTAGCAATTATGGTAAACTACCTATAAGAGCTCGTTTTAAAGAAGCATTTGATGAAGGAGCTAGTGGTTTCCATACTGGTAAGGCACAACTTAAGAAAGAATCGAATCCAGATGATTTTAAAGTTTTATCAGAGCAATACAACAAAAACGAAAATGAAATTGCAAAAATATTAAGTGAGCTTGGTTTTAGTAAAAAAGCACAAAAAAATATAAAAACCAAAATAGAAGGCACAAATACAATTTATGATGGTACTTATGTTAAATTTACTGATGAATTAAAAGAAGCTATTGCCGAAAAAGGTATAGACGCATTTAAAGGTGGTGGACCTGTAGAAAATCTTTCTGAACAAGAGCTAGCTAAAATATCACAATCAAAATTAGATGAAATAGAAACAGAGTTAAAAGATATACTAGGGTTTAACATTTACGATAACTTATTCAAAGGCGGCACATTAGATGACTTGTATCAAGATTATGATGCTTCTAAAGATATAAAAGAAAGTATTATTGATAAAACTGAACAACAATTACGTGAATCTTTGAAAATTCCATATAAAGATGAAATTATCGATATATTACAATCTGATGATCCGAAAGCAGATTTAGAACAACGTCTTGATGTTTTTGGAACAAAACAAATTGATCGTGCTTTACAAGGTTTAAATTTACCAATAGATATTAAAAAAACACAAGAAGGAATAAAATTAGGTAAAGATATATACGCTGGCGACAAATTTAATGTAGATTTTGCTGGATATAAACCAGATGACGGTGATTTCCGTGGTGATATAGATTTTAGATATAAAGATAGAGGGCGTTTTGGTAATATTGATATACAAAGCACTTTAGATGAATTAGGAGATATTGATACCCGTGCAAGATATAAATATTCAAAAGGTCCTTTTGATGTGCGAGCTGTTAAGTATCCTGGGCGTGATGCAATGGGAAATGTAAGTTATACGCTTAGTGATATAAATGTTGGAAGAAATCAAAAGATAGGTGTAAAAACTATAGTAGATCAGTTAAAAAGAGTTAAATTTAATTTAGATTATATGTATAACAATCCAAAAACAGGTGGATTTATAGACGCAGGTTTAGGGTTGTCTAGCAGAGGTAGTCCAGAATTAAATATTGGATTTGGTAGAGAGTTTTGAATTTAGCACATTTATCTGATCAAGAAATAAAAGAAACCCTAGTTCTCAAAGAACGTCTTGAGTTATTAAAAAATCAATCTAAGTGCCAAGATAGCTTTTTAGAATACGTTAAGTATATGTGGCCTGAGTTTATTTGTGGCCGACATCACAAAATCTTTGCTCAAAAGCTAGAAGACGTAGCAAACGGCAAAATCAACCGTTTAATCGTCAATATGCCCCCTAGACACACCAAATCTGAGTTCTGTTCTACCTATTTTCCTGCCTGGATCATGGGTAAACAGCCAAATCGTAAAATTATGCAGACCACTCACACAGGTGAACTGGCAGTACGATTTGGTCGTAAAGTCAGAAACATGATGGATACTGATGAATATAAACGTATTTTTGACAAAGTAGAGCTCCAAGCTGATTCAAAGTCAGCAGGTAGGTGGGAAACTAACAAAGGTGGTGAATACTTTGCAGCAGGCGTAGGAGGAGCTATAACGGGCCGTGGTGCAGACTTATTGATTATTGATGATCCACACTCAGAACAAGATGCGTTAAGCCCTAGTGCCTTAGAATCTTGCTGGGAATGGTACACATCTGGTCCTAGACAGCGTTTACAGCCTGGTGGAGCCATTATTTTGGTTATGACTAGGTGGAGTTCTATAGATTTAACTGCAAAACTATTAGACGCACAAAAAGAAGATGCAGCCGATCAATGGGAAGTAGTAGAGTTTCCTGCTATTTTCCCTAAAACTAACAACGCTTTATGGCCTGAATTTTGGAAACTATCTGAGTTAGAAAAAGTAAAGGCTTCACTTCCTGTTCAAAAATGGAATGCTCAGTGGATGCAGACACCTACTTCCGAAGAAGGATCTATTATTAAACGTGAGTGGTGGAATGTATGGGAAGGAGATTCTCTGCCACCTGTAAGTTATATTATACAAAGTTATGATACTGCGTTTAGTAAAAAAGAAAACGCTGACTATTCTGCTATTTCAACATGGGGTGTATTTAGGCCAACACCTGATTCACCCGACTGTATTATTTTATTAGATGCACAAAAAGGTAGATGGGACTTTCCAGAGTTAAAACGGATAGCTTACAACGAATATAAATACTGGGAACCCGATATGACGTTGATTGAAGCAAAGGCATCAGGTACGCCACTTACGCATGAATTACGTAGATTAGGTATACCTGTTGTTAATTATTCACCTACAAGAGGACATGATAAGTCAACTAGGATGCATTCAGTTGCACCTATTTTTGAATCTGAACTTGTTTATGCACCAGAAAGAAAGTTTGCAGAAGAAATGATAGAAGAATGTGCTGCGTTTCCTTTTGGAAAAAATGACGATTTATGTGATACTATGACTCAAGCTCTCATGCGATTTAGAGAGGGCGGCTTAGTTTCACTTGATGATGACTATTCAGATCAAGAAAAAGCACCAGTTAAAAGGGTATATTATTAATGGCAATAGAAAAAGAAATCAATCCAACCGTACTTAACGAAGAAAATCAAATACCATTAGGTGATGAAGGTATGGAAGTAGCACTTGCTGCTATTGAAGAAGCTGGCATGGAAGATTTTGTAATGCAAGAAGATGGCAGTGCAATACTAGAATCTAGTATGCAAGAACAAATAAATACAGGTTTTGATGAAAATTTAGCTGAATCTATGGATGATAGTGAGTTAGGTAAAATTGCTAACGAGCTTGTAGATGGAATAGAAAAAGACAAATCATCCAGAGAAGATTGGGAACGTACTTATACTGATGGCTTGAAATACTTAGGTATGAAGTTTGACGATGAAAGGTCAGAACCTTTTGAAGGTGCATCTGGAGTTATTCATCCGTTATTAGGTGAAGCCGTTACTTCTTTCCAAGCACAAGCTTACAAAGAGCTATTACCCTCTGGTGGACCTGTTAAAACACAAGTTATTGGTGCTTACGATAGTGCTGTAGAAGAACAAGCTCAAAGAGTTAAAGAGTTTATGAACTATCAGATTACTCATGTAATGGAAGAGTTTGATGAAGAACTAGATCAAATGTTGTTTTACTTACCGCTTGCAGGTTCTGCATTTAAGAAAGTTTATTACGATGAAAATTTAGGTAGAGCTGTTTCTAAATTTGTTGCACCAGAAGATTTAATCGTACCTTACTTCACTACAGATTTAGAAACTTGTCCTAGAATTACTAATGTAATTAAAATGCCTGAGAATGAAGTAAGAAAATTACAAGCTCTGGGTTTTTATCGTAAGATTGAAATAGATACTGGTGAAGAGGGATCAAACTACTCAGAAGCAAAAGAAGAAATAAACAAATTATCAGGTATGGAGCCTTCATATGATGATGGTGAAGTTTCAATATTATATGAAGTGCATTGTAATTTACAAATAGATGGGTTTGAAGATATAGATGAAAATGGCGAAATAACAGAGGTTAAATTGCCATATATAGTAACTATAGACTCAAATTCTAATGAAATATTATCTATACGTAGAAATTATCAAGAACAAGATCCTTTAAAAAATAAAATAGAATACTTTGTTCACTTTAAGTTCTTGCCTGGATTAGGATTCTATGGATTTGGCCTAACTCATATGATAGGTGGCTTATCTAAAGCATCTACTTCAATTTTAAGACAATTAATAGACGCTGGTACTCTTGCTAACTTGCCTGCTGGATTTAAAACTAGAGGTATTAGAATTAGAGATGAAGATACTCCAATTCAACCTGGAGAATTTAGAGATGTTGATGCTCCTGGTGGATCATTAAGAGAATCTATCCAACCATTACCTTTTAAAGAGCCTAGTGGCACATTGTTAAACTTACTAGGTATATTGGTAGATGGTGGTAAAAAGTTTGCATCTATTGCTGAAATTAACACAGGTAAAGGTAATCCTAATGCACCTGTAGGTACTACATTAGCTTTACTTGAAAGATCTACCAAAGTTCTATCAGCTATCCATAAAAGATTACATAATTCACAGAAAAAAGAATTTAAGTTATTAGCTCAAGTATTTAAAGAATATTTACCACCTGAATATCCTTATGCAATAGCTGGTGGCAACTCACAAATTAAACTGACAGACTTTGATGAAAGAGTTGATATATTCCCAATCTCTAACCCAGACATATTTAGTCAATCGCAACGTATTGCTATGGCACAAGAAATGATGGCATTAGTTCAATCTAATCCTGATGTGCATGGTCCTACTGGTATATATGAGTCTTACAAAAGGATGTATTCAGCTATTGGTGTTGATAATATTGAACAAATACTTACTCCGCCACCACCTACAGAACCTAATCCTTTAGAAGCAGGTTTTGAAAATAATAAATTATTATTAGGGCAACAAGCTCAAGCATTTGGTCAACAGAATCACGATGCTCATATAGCAACACATATGGCTTTATTACAGACACCGCCTGTGCAAATGAACGCACAAGTACAAGCTTTAATACATTCACATATCATGCAACATTTACAAATGAAAGCAGATAGTTTAGCTGAACAACAAATGCCACCAGAAGTAATGCAACAATTTCAACAGTTACAGCAACAAGCACAACAGGCAAGTCCAGCAGAAGCACAACAGATGGCACAACAAGCAGGAGATATATTGGCTCAGTTTTCTGCACCGATTATGGCAGAGCTTATTACTCAATATAGTCAACAAGTTGCAGATCCAAGTGATGAAGATCCATTGGTAGCAATAAGAAAACAAGAACTTGCTCTTAAAGGTCAAGAATTATCTATGGAGCAACAACAGTTTTTACAAGAAGAAAAACGTAAAGCAATGGAAGCACAAAAACGTATAGATGTTGATAGAGAAAGAATTACCTCTATGGAAGATATAGCAGATTTACGTGATGAAACTGCAAGAGCTAGGCTAGAACAGCAAGCACAGTTTAAAATGTTAGATTTGCAAAACAAAAATTAATACTTGCAAAATTAAAAATGACACAACATAATACAGCATATGTATAAAAGAACAGAAATAAGTCAACAGAAAACACCTAAAGTGCTTAAAAATAAAAACAGCTATGGTAATAAAGGCAATGTGTCTTTAAAAACTAAAGCTGGCACTTTTTCCAAAAACACAAAAGCAAAACCTGGTATGGGTAAAGGTAAGTGTAGAGGTATGGGTGCTGCCGAGTTCGGTGGCAAGTTTTCAGGCATTTATTAATGTCATCAATTTGGCTTGCTGAAAAGTTTTTAAAAGAACTTGAAGGCAGAAGAGAAGACACTAAAGACGCTATGTTGTCAGGGTGTAAAGACTTCTCTCAGTACGAATATTTGCGTGGGCGGTACAGTTCTCTCGCTGACGCAGAAAATATTTTTAGAGAGCTGCTAGGAAAAATACAAGAAGATGACAAAGATACAAGTCCCTGATCATGTAGCAAAGTCCATAGAATCTGACTTAAAAAAACAAAACAAAACAATTGATACACCAACAGAAGACGGTGGATCAGAATCAACACAAGAAAACCCTGCATACGTAAAAGAGTCTGCACGGGTATTAGATCCTACTTTATTAGAAAAATCTTTTTTAGACCGAATGCCACAACCTACAGGTTGGAGGATGTTAATACTTCCTTATGCAGGTAAAGCGGTTACCGATGGCGGTATACACCTTGTTCAATCAACTGTAGATAGAGAATCTTTAGCTACAGTAGTTGGATATGTTGTAAAAATGGGCCCTGAATGCTATAAAGACGCAAGTAAATTTGCAGAACCATGGTGTCAGGAAAAACAATGGGTATTAATAGGCAGGTATGCTGGAGCTCGCTTCAAACTTGGAGATGAGTCTGAATGCAGAATCATTAATGATGATGAAGTAATAGCTACTATACTAGATCCTAATGATATTCTTGCAGTATAAGGAGAAAAAATGGCTGAAAAAAATGCAAAGGCAGTAGAAGAAACAGAAGTAGAAGAAGGAGAAGTTGTTGAACTAGAGCCTGTAGAAGAAGAAAAACCTAAAACAGAAATTCCTATGGAGTCTGAAGATACAGAAGCAGAGGAACAAATAGAAGATGTTTCTGATACTCCAGAAGCAAAAAAAGAAGAAGAACTTGAAGATTATTCAAAAAGCGTTCAAAAAAGAATAAACACGCTGACTAGAAAACTGCGAGAAGCAGAAAGAGGACAAGAGTCTGCTTATGAGTATGCAAAAAGAACTGCTGCTGAAAATGAACATTTAAAAGCAAAAAGTTCTAACTTAGATAGATCTTATCTAATGGAAGCAGAAAATAGATTAAAATCACAAAAACAACAAGCTATGTCTGCTTTAAAATCTGCACATGAAGTGCAAGATTATGAAAAAGTAGCAAAAGCACAAGATGTTTTAGCTAAGATAGCCGTAGAAGAAAATAAAGTAAATACTTCTAAAATGGCTTTACAACAACCTGTGCAAGAACAACCAGTTAATATAAATGGCCAACAAATAGCACCTGAGTACCAGGCTCCTCCTAAACTTGACAAAAAACAAGAGGCTTGGGTAGAAAACAACGCTTGGTTTGGTGAAGATGAGATTATGACTTTAGCTGCATTTTCAATAGATCAGAAGTTAATACAAGAAGGTTTTGACCCAAAAACTGATGAATATTACAATGAAGTTGATAAAAGATTGCGACAAGAGTTTCCGCACAAGTTTGAAGAGTCTTCTGCTAAATCGAAGCCTCAACAAAAGGTGGCTTCGGCAGGCAGAGTAGCTGGTAATACTAGCTCAAAAAGACAAGTTAAGTTGTCGCCAGCAGAAGTTCAAATGGCAAAAAGATTAAACGTACCCTTAACAGAGTACGCAAAATATGTTAAAAGGTAATAGTTATGACAGAAAAAGATAACAAAGATTTAAACAGAACACCTCGTTCTGCCGACACTCGAGCTAAAAAAGAAGCTCGCAAACCATGGAGCCCACCATCTACGTTGGATACTCCTCCTGCACCTGAAGGTTATACTTACAGGTGGATTAGAGCCGAAATTGTAGGCCAAGAAGATCGTAAGAATATAACTTCAAGATTGAGCGAAGGTTTTGACCTAGTAAGATCTGATGAGTTACATGATTCTGACCAAGATCGTTTTGATACATTACAACAAGGCAAACACGCAGGAGTTGTTGCCCGTGGTGGTTTGCTATTGGCTAAGATTCCTAACGAAACACGTGAAGAGAGAAACTCCTATTTCGCAAAACGTGCTCAAACTCAGCAAGATGCTGTAGATAACGATATGATGAAGGAATCAGATCCAAGTTCTCCGATGCTTACGCCTCAGAGATCAAGCAAAGTAACTTTTGGCGGTGGTCAACGTAGTTGATCGCTAAACTTTAAATAACAAATATAAGGTGACTTATTATGGCTAACAAGAATGCCCCCTTTGGAGCACGTGTTGTAGGTAAATTAGGTTCTGGAGTCCAAAATGGTGGAGTTACAGAATACGAAATTGCCTCTGGTGCTTCTGGGAACATTTTTTCAGGTGATATAGTAAAA